GGAACGGCTTGCCCGTTAAAGTTAATCGCTAAAGACTCTGAAGTGCCTCTAAGAACGATGGCTTTGTCATTACGAACGCCAAACTCATAGGATGACGGCAGTGCTGCCGCTCCCGGCGTTGCGCTAGCTGATAAGTATGTTTTATGGGCTTCTACCGCAATGCCTGTGCCTACTGCTGAAGGATTTGCCGTGTATAGCGCTAATGCCGCTGTCTGCGCATCGTCGGCTGAATCTGACTTTGCAGCAGTTACGTTGGTTGATGTACCTCCAGTATTAGCGGTGGTGCGCTTAACAATGTAATGGTCATAGATAGACGCTATTGTAGCCGTTCCCACAACTTCCACTTTTGTTACACGGATGACTTTTGTCGCCGAGCCAGATAGCACAAGCACGTCAGTAGCTGTTGCTACAGGCGTAATGTCTTGCGCAACATACCGAAATGTGGCGCGTGTCCCGTTGGTACTAATACCTACGACATTGCCGTCGGCTCTTGCAGCCACTGGAATACCAGTGCTATTAACGGCTGAAATAACTTCAAATCCCATTTTAATCTCCAATCATAATAATAAAAGTATGGCTTCTTCGTCATCACGCTCGTCTTCAAGCATTTGCGCGATAGCAAGTTCTAGTGCAGCCTTTTCAGTTTCCATGCGGAGGATTGCTTCATAGTCCTCGACAAAGGTGCTCGGTTCTTCTTCAACTTTAGGTGCAACCTTAACCTTTGGCTTAGGTTCTCCGGTCACTGCTTCAACAGCATCTTCAATTGCTTTCTTAACGTCGGCGCTGTTGTTTTTATATTCTTTCTTTTTAGCTTTTAAGCCGCCGCGTCTAGGGTCTACCAAGAATGGAGGTGTTTCCGAGCCTGTGGCTTCAAAAGTAATATCATCTAGAATAAGCTCTAACGGCCCTGATTGAACCTCATGACCTGACGCTACAAAAGCAATATCCTCTAATGTAAGCGCTAGCGTACCGTTGTTGACGAACCCGCCAACAGCCGCAAACGTAATGTCATCAAGCGTAACGGCTAACGTGCCGTTATGCTTTAGCGTCCCCGTACTAGCAAACGTGACGTCATCAAGCGTAACAGCTGACGTGCCGTTATGCGTTAGTGTTCCTGCGCCAGCAAACGTAAAGTCATCAAGCGTAACAGCTAACGTGCCGTTGTGCGTTAGCTTTCCTGTACTAGCAAACGTGACGTCATCAAGCGTAACGGCTAACGTGCCGTTGTGCGTTAGCTTTCCTGTACTAGCAAACGTGACGTCATCAAGCGTTAGGGACGCAGTCGCTTCAATGGTAGACCATTTAGCGGTGTCCCATATTCCAGCGTCCCATAAGGCCATTACGCGTTACCTTCCGTAATCGTTGCAGATGAAATTGCCACACTGTCGCCAGTTGTGATAGATGTACTTGATAAATTGATATTGCTCGCTGACGTGCCAACTGTTAAGCCCGACACCACCAACGTAGTCCCGTCCGATTTATAGATGCTTGCGTTAGCAGCGGTGCCTGTTGCGCCTGCTGTACCGGCTGTGATAGCGCTTAACGTAAGTACGCCGCTAGATGCCGCGCCAGCAAACGGTGTACCGCAAACGCACTCCACTAATTGGACCGCGCCAGAAGTATAAATTCTAAGTTTTGCGCCGTTGCCAGCAAAAGTGGTGATTGCGTCAGCGCGTGTGTTGCGCAAAGTAGTATTAAGTGAAACTGCCATTTATTTGACCCCTATAATTTTGCCATTAGCGTCCCGAACAACTTGTTTTGGACGAGTTACTTGGTTGTGCATTTCAGACATTCTGTCGAGCAATGCTTGATTTTGTTGATTTGCCATTGTCATCATTTGCGTCATATTCATGTTAACACTGTCGATAACATTCCCCAGTGAGCTTGACAATAATTGGCTAACTTGCGGTGTTCCCGTTTCATCAAGCTCTGTCATTGAGTCAGGTTCTTTATTTGCGTTCAGTGTTAAGACGTGTTGTTTCATGCTATTTTGAGCTTGAATTTGCGCAATGGCAATTCTAGTATCGTTATCAAGCTGTGTTTTCCATTTATCAAACTCAAGTTTAGCTTGTTCAAGTTGATTGCTAGCTTGAAGTTTAACTTGCTCAAGCTGCATTGTCGCCTGCTCTGATTGCTGTTGTGCTTGCATCTTCATTTGGGCAATTTGAGCCTCTGCTTGTGTACGTTGTTCGTCTTTGCTTGGTGGTTGCGGTCCTGCTGCTTTTTTGGTCGCTTGGTCAACAAACTGCTCAAGGACACCTTCAAGTTCTCTGCCCGCTTTAAACCCACGAACGCCATAAAGCAATAGCTCCCCAACTAACGGCGCCATTGCAGGGTCTTCTTTAACCGCGCCAATGCCGTCTTTAATAAAGCCGCTTACCGCTGTCAAAAATTCCATGCGGTTTTGCTTTTCAGTCTGCTTATCAAGCTCAACTAGCGTGTCTGTTTCAATATCAATATTGAAAACCCTAGCAGGCTCATTTTTAAGCAGCTGAATCGCCTCTTGCGCAAATTGCGCGTCAGGCGTGTTCATAATGCCTGACACTTCAACTAAGGTCTGTGGTTGGTATTTTGAGCAGATAATCTCTGACTTCATGCGTAGAATTTCACGCGCGAAGCGATACAGCCCGTCTTTCATGTTGCCAAGACGTAGTGATGCAAACTGACTCTTAATTTGCTGTGCTGTCGCCGTTTCACTCGCTACTGACGCGCCACGCATGATGTCGGACAAGCCAGTTGTTTCGTAAATGATTTGCTTACATGACTCACGCGCTTGATATAGCTGTTGCAGTGCAGACGCAACGTCGCCAAGTGGCATAAATTGCACAGCGCCTTGCAGTCCGCCTTTTTCAACAAACGCCGCCCAGTTTTTGACAGGAACAAGCACCCCATCGTTACCTTCTTTCATCAAACGTTCAATCGCAGGCTCGTCCGCCGCGTAAATGCCCATGACTTTGAGTGCTTTGGTCAAATGCTTAATTCGACCTGTTAGCTCGTCAATTTCGTCGGCTTGGTCTTGATAGAGTAGAAAATCTGCTACAGGAATCAGCGTCCCTGTCGATGTAGTGGCAAAGTAAGGCTTAGGGCAGGGGAAGAAGTTTGAAAGCTCTAGTGGGTCATCTCTGTGGTCTAAAATGACATCGTACTGCTCCGCTATCCAATAAACGCATTTTTCTGCTTTTGACCAGATTTCCCAGATTTCCGCCTTTTTATCCGCTTTAGTGGTTTCTTTGTCGCCGTCTTTACGGTTTGACGTGTTAGTTAATGGGACTTTCTCAAAGATGTCGCCAAAGCGGTCAACCCCTTCGTCTAAGGTCATATAGACGCGACGCGCAACCCACGTCACCTCGTCCCACGTCCGAGCAGGTAGATGCGCAAAGTCCTGCCAATAGACATAATCCACCGGTGTTGTTTCAGACACAACGTGTTCGTAGACTTCCGTCTGCGCCAGCCCGTTTTCTTCGTCCAACGTGCGCTCAGGTGAGTATTCTTCGCCGCCTACTTCCGCATAATTGGTAATTGAAGGTTCAAATTCTTCAATCTTAGGCTCATAGCGTAGCCACGCCACGCCTCTGCCCGGAAGAAGCCTATCATCCACCACGCAAGACAGCGTATCGTGAAAATCGGGGTATTCTTTAATCTCAAAGTCAAGAACGCGCTCTAAAATCATCGCCGCAACTCTGCCGGCGTCATTTTTATCGTCAAAACGTCTTGAAATGTCAGGATTGGGCGGTTTTGCGTAAATTGCCGGTTTTAGCGTCTGTACGTTAGACCAAAGAATGTTAAATCGTGCGTCCGCTTGCTCTGCGTCCTTACGCTCGTCGCGGTAGCGCTTGACAATCTTCTCGCCACGCTCTGTCCACTTCTTATATTCTTCTTGGTAGCGCGATATTTCGTCGTGCCAAGGCTGTGCTGATAGTTTGTCACTCATTATATTCGTCTACCTCTACGTTTCGAGCTGTGTTCCCACAACTCCTCTAAGGACTGGTCTTCCCAGAATTTTGCTTTGGGTTTTGGCGCTGCGTCTGGTCGTTGTTCACGCCATGCAAGACACGCGTACCGGAAAGCATCAGCAAAGTGAGATGTCCAATCGTGTTTGGGGCGTTCATTAAATACCTTTTTGTCCACATTATACTCTCTTTGGTACTGTGTTAGCGCTTCCATTCCTTCTTTGCAGCTTGGGTCAAACCAACAGTTTGCTAATGATAACCTAGCGGCTTGTATTCCGTCCATAAGTGATATATTTGGGACAATTCTAGGCGACCAACCAAGTGAACGAAATTGCTCCTCAATACTTCTGCCCGTTTGCAATGATTTAGCTTTTGCGTCGTGCGGCAAATACAGCCATTCACCGTAATCATAGCCTTTACTCTGCAAAATGTCATGGTAGTGCGCGATAGGCATACCACTGTTGCTGTAGCAGTCAATAAACCTAAGCTCTTTGCCCGCCACCTGAAACCACCAAATCGCCGTGTCGTCGCTCCACCCCAAATCGATAGCCGCATACGTCTTGAGTTTGCGGTCGTAGCAAGGCCGTACCCTACCCGATTGCCCCACTTCGTACATTTCTCTACCGTAAATAGCTCCCGGTATCGCCGCGTCGAAGTTGCACTCCATCTCTTGTAACCATGCGTCCTCCGACAACTCTTTTCTCAGCGCGTCAATTTCTTCTTGGTCAAGAATTCCCGAATTAGATGCGGTCAGCAGCAAGGTAAAGCAGTCCTTGTCTTGCTTACCCGCTTCAAAGCGCTCGTAAAAGCTATTCTTACCCTTTGGCGTTCCAATAATTATTGCCCACCCTTTGCGGTCAGCCAGCGCAGGACGGATAACATACGGCCATAT